GATGTGATGAATGATCTAAGCAGCTTGGGACTGATTCCAGATACTGAATTCTCATCTTCAGACACCCTTGCTTTGTATATATCTAACTCATCCAAAACATCATTGTAACATATCGATGCAGCTCCTTCATGAAATGCCCTAAATTTGTTATAAACATTGCAAACATACATTGATGAGATCGTCTGAGAGAAACTCTTACTGGGAAACATTGTATGAGGGAAAGCAACAGACAACTCCTTGTTCAATGGGTCTTCTATTCTTGGTAACTGTTTTGAAGCGCTAAGTATATTCAAACAGGCCGCCATTTTGTATGATCTAAGTAAGAACAGATTCTCCCATGAATGTCTGGTGAACATGAATGTTGTTTTTTCCGTAATGTCCGAAACAGAACCCCCATAACCAATTGCTGACATATAGAAATACCTTACTTGTTCTGATGCCTGTGCAAATTGATCCCTATTGACAAGAGAGTGAAGGGCAGAGTCTAGTATTATCTGAGGTGTTTTGCCTGACTCTATTGATCCCTGTGTCATGTTGTTTTCAATTTCCCAAGTTGCTAGTGCAGATATTACCATGGGCATTTTCAGATTTTGTGACAAAATCATCGGGTCAGTGGAATAGAATTTACTAAAGTATATGCCATTAGAAACAGATCCATCTAATCTAACCCTTCTCTTTGTGGTTGACCTCTCTAATCTGGATATTACACAGTAATTGGTTTTTGAAAAACTATCCAAAGTGGAACTCATTTTGACAATTGTAATAGATTCATAGGACCCATTGACTCCAACATAGTACTCAGAAGTCCCTGGTGATACCTTAAGTGAAGCCAATACTGATTTGTTCACTTCATAGAAATGTGACAAGCAACTGCCTAAGTACATCTTTTCCATCATGGCGACATAATTGTCAAACATTGCACAAGTGGTTCTCCCCATGTTCTCTAGATCGTTAGATGCAAGGGCCGAGATTGTCTGCATCTTTTTCCAAATCGAATCTTTGGGTTGTTCTAAACTGATAGAGGTAAATGAATTGTGATCCTCTGAATAATCCTCAATTGATTTGGATATAAATTCCATTACCTGTTCTTCCATTGGTAAATCAGTGTTTTCGAACATGTGTTTCTCTTTTGAAGTGTTTTCGTGTGTCAATGCCCTTCTCAATTTTTCATCGACATAAGATGGGTTAAACTTTATACAAAATACATGCCCTTTCTTTTGCCTTATGCAAGCCTTATATTTAAGGAGAACTGGGAGAACATCATCATTGGGATTGCAAGGGAACTCAGATAAGAAAGAGATATTGTCTGAGTCATCAATTGCTACAACACTTTCTGTTAATGTTGCCGCATGTAATGCCTTACACAACCAATTATCCTCTAGTTTTGCCAGATTTGATTGAAGATCTCTTGGTTCAAAGACAACCGCACCCTCTAGTGGCACTAGTTTCTTAAGCTTATGCGACTTTATTGACAATTCATATAAATTTTTAAAATATGGGAATCTCTTGCTGTCTAGATCATACAATTCTTTGAGAAACAATACTGATTCCCTATCCTTTTGTGTTTGAATTAACTCTGCTGATTTTGATACCAAACTCTCACTGAATTCGTAATCCTTATAGTCACCTGGTGCATCAGAGTTATCCATTCTTGATATGTGCTCGTTTGTGGCATAGTATACTTCTTGCATTTGCTTCATCACTTTGTCAATGGTTTTCTTATTTTGACGGGTTATCATGTCCATAATCTTAAGGCCGACTGTTCCAGGCTCATTTGACTCAAATGATGATCTTATGTCAACATTAATGTTAATCTTATCATATACTTGAACATATGCTGTTGAGTTTGCATAGTTGGATGATTTTATGTTAGACATTAATATGTTGTATTTTGTGTTGATAAGTTCAATGTTCTCGGATGATGTAAAATCAATGAAGATCAAGTCAGGGCAGTTAGACACTTGTATTACCAGATCACAATCAAATCTAATATTCTTATTGGATCCTTCTATTGAAACTATTGAGTAATTATCTACCATGGCAATTTTGTCTCCAGATGCTATTTTGAAATACATTGAGTACAGGTGGGACATTCTGGATGCAAGGTTGTGATCGGGTACCAGTCTGAGTCTGCAAGCGAGATCGGAAGGTAGAGACAAGACAAATTTTGAATATGCAGCATGATCAATTACACTTTTCCCAATGACTTCCGAAAACGCTTGTTCTATTTTCCTCAGATATTCTGCAGTTCTGTTTTCCCCATAATCAGACCCAGATGAAGAGAGTAGTATTTGTAAATCACCA